CTATATGCATGATAAATGTTGTGCATTTTAGGATTTGTCTGTGCTAATTGCAATTCTGACTGTGCAATACTAATTCTTTGCGTTTGTGAGAAGATATTAGGGTCTGCAATCGGTATAATATCGACTCTTTGGTCAAAATCAGCTGCAAAAATCTCTCTTCTACCACCTACAATGTCGTATGGGTATGCTGGTGGCAGGTAAGTTACAAAACAATTTGCCAAAAGCATAAACTCGTTCTTCATTGATGCGTATAAACGCTTGTGTATAGCTGACATAACCCGCGATCCACGCTCCAAGAGCGCAACTGTAGTGCCCACGGCTGCCGATTGGTTGCCTTCGCCCACTTGCATATCAGCGATGCTCGCGAATCGTTGACCGGATTGTACAACTGTACTTAGTAGTGACAATAGTGTTTGGTTAGGACCGTTAAATGGTAACGGCATGAATGCATCTTTTAGGTTTCCACCAGGTGCATCTACGTCACGGAACTCGCCCGGCTGCAACGGTTGAGCTTCGTCTCTAACGCGGATGCCTCGCATTTTGAATCCGGCCGGTAGATTTGACAAGGTGCCGGCGTCTAAGAGTTGTCTTAGCGCAGCTGTAGCGGTTCTTGATAGACCGCCTATCATGTGTATTAGGCCGAACCCGTAAAATCCGAGTCCTGGTAGGAATTTGAAATGAACAAAATATTCTTTACGTCTTTTTGACGGATTGTTTTGTTCAAAATTTCTTCTGACTGCAAGAACAGTGCTTGTCTCTTCGTCAATCGTTACGATGTACGGAAGTTTTAGTCCTGTTGGTTCTCCAGTCTGTGGGTTCATATCCTCAAACCCTTCAAGATCTAAATTAAGGTGACATTCTAAGAGTGTGTGTACTTCTTCGTTATTGCCTCTTGATGTTCCTTCTATTTTATCTTTTGTATCTTTTACATCACCAGTGTCTGACAGCGAGCCTTCGCCAATGTCAACGTCTTTATAAAAACCTGCTAACTGTTGTCTACGCAATTCGTTACCTGACATTTTAATTGTGTGAATAATAACTTCTGCATCTTCTAGTGAAGTTGCGTTGTATGGTACAACTAAATCTTCTGCAGGTACAAACTTAGACACACAACGTCCAAGAGATGCATCGTAATAAACTTTTTTAAATGTAGAACCTGACAACGGTAAGTTAAATAACATCTGATCAAACTCTGGCTCGTATTCTTTCATCTCGCACATGATTTGATAGTTCATGTAATCTCTAACTCTGTCCGCTTGTCTTTGTCTGTCAGCGTTTATCATGCCTACAACTTTCGTTCTAACAGGTCCGTCTGCTGGTAATAATTCTTTATATGCTAGTGATTGAAATTGTGTAACTGCTTCTGCAAGTACAGGGTGTGTTGCACCTGATGCACCTTGGAATGGTTCTGATCTGTTTTCGTATTTAAAACCTAACAGGTCTAAACCTTTTGTGTATGCATCTTCCCAGTCTGCTCTTGAGCTTTTGTACTCATCATAGTTTTCTTCTAGGTCAGCTGCAATTTCAGTTAACACTCCTTCGTCTAAAAAATCTGCTAAGTTAGCATCGTGCTCTTGTGCACCTGCCATCATTTCTGCAGCAGGATCAAAGTTTATTTCTGCTCCACCATCATCAGTCATTTCTACATCAACGTCACCACCTTCTTGAAATTCTTGTGGTTGTTCTGCCATTAGTTCTACTTCTTCGTCGTAGACTGTTTGTGGAACTTTGAGTTGATTTTCTAGTGCTTTATCTATAGCCATTATTTTCTCCTAAATAAACTTCCCATGCCGTCTGACGCTGGGCCTTTTAATGGCGGTACTGTACCACCGTTTGCTTTTTTTGTCTTTGGTTTAAATGGTATTATCTTTGCTGATTCTGTCACATCTTTTAAAAATTTAGTTGGGTTGTTTTGAACATCACGCGATACACCATACTCATCAGCCATGTAACCCATAAAGTTTTGAAAGTCTCCTCCATCAACATTATAGTCTCTCATAGCATCTTCTATTTGATCCATCATTTCTTGACGTGTTTTATCTGGTAGCATGCTATAACGTTGTCCAGACAATACATCTTCGTATAAATCAAATAGCTCTGCTTCTGGGTTTCCTTGTCCTCTAACTTTATTTATTTTATAGAGTTCTAAATCAAATTCTTTTTTCATAGCTTCTTGAAATTCGTCCATGCCAACCATTTTAACATTTTGTTTGTACGTTTGTTTTGCACCAAATGGTTTAACTCCTTTTTGTGCAAGTTTAGCGGCTTCCATAATACCTTTACCAATTAAACTACCACCTGCAAACATACCCACACGTCCGCCTTGGTTAAAGTTACCTTCGCCTTGTTGATATAATATTTCAAGCATGTCATCAGGTAATTCTTCGCCTGTATTATAAAAATGATTTGCTCTTATTTTTTCTTTGTCGATTAATTTAAAGAACACAGCTTTTTGTTCGTCTGTGTATCGTGGTGAGTCTTGCACCATTTGTTCTAGTTCACGAATTGTCATTGTGTCTAGTGGTGTAGCTTTTGTACCATCTGCTCTGTCTTTTAGTATTCGCTCAAGATCTGTGCGCGGATCTCTGATCACGTTTACAGCTTGTTGCATGTCAGCAGTTTTAGCTGGGTCTGAACCCATGTTTGCTTTTGGTCTCATTAGTAATAATTCTTTTATATCTTGTCTTAGTTTTGGATCTAATAAATAATTTAAACCTTTGCTAGATATTCCTCCAAACTTCATTCCAACACGTCCACCATCTGCTTGTTTAGTTCTAGCTAATTTAATTTTTCTAATCATTCTTTCTAATGCTGCAGTTGGTTCAAAGCCGTCTTCTATTTCACGCATAAACATATCAACTGCTTCGTTCTTTAGTTTTTGTTCGTCAAGTAAGAACGTAGATTCAGTCAACATATCTTTTGACTGTGTTTCCATGTCACGCATTGCTTTTAAAATTCTATCTGATTCTTCTTCAACTGCTTTTGTTGAAGTGATGCCTTGTTTTTCTTTTGGAAAGAATTGCATCTCTCTCATCATTTTTCGTCCACGTGCAGAATTTGGATTTATAACTGCAGGGTCTTTACCCAAGATCATTGTTTGTAAATTTTCTAACGCGTCGTCTTCTGCTGTTTCACCTAATACTGATTTTCTAAATGAAGTGTATTTTGGATCAGCCATCATTCGTTGCATGACTTCAGCTTCTAATAATTGTTTGTCTGTTGCAATTCTGTTTTTAGGAGCGCCTTTTAATAGAGTTGATATTTCACCAAAGTTCTGACTTGTTGGATCAAAGTACTTACCTCGGTCTTTAAATAAAGAACCAAGTCCTCCTAGAATTCTTTTCAGTAATTCTTTTTTCATTAATAGTACGTCCTTTGTTGTTGTGGTAAAGGCTCATCTTCGTAATCGTCGGGATGTTCTACAAAACCACCTTGTCTAAATCTCATTACTGCTTGAGTCATGCTATCCACTAAGTCATCGTGTTCGCCTAGCGGGAATGCAGCGCATTCCTCAATTACCTCTTCTGCCCATTTTTTTTCTGGTGCCCAAATCATACCAGATTCAAATAAAGGTGCAACCGAGTTTATTCTAGTATGTTTATCATTTCCCTTGCTAGGTGTAAAGTTAATAACTGGTATGCCAAGTTTACGTAATTCATAGGTTAAAGGCAATCCTGATGCTTTTGCCTCCACGATCACCGTTTCTGGCTTCCAATAGTCATATTGTTCTTTTGCTATTCTACGCAGTTCTGGAAACTCAAATCTGTCTTTTACCATGTCAATTAGTATTAACTGCGGTCCGCTGTCCTCGTCTGGTGTAAATACACCCCATGTTGTAATAGCAGAATAGTCAGCAGTTTCTTTTTTCATAAACGCTGTATCGTAGGATTGTATAACATGCTGTAGCGGTGGTAGTTCTTCTTTCTCCCACACTTGCCACCATTCACGTTTTATAATACTACCTTCTGCTGCTGTTGGATTTTGCTGGTATTGCGCATTCCATTTTAATATACTTACGGATGCTTTCACCGCTTCTAACTCTTCTAGCTTCCAATAACCAGGCCACACCGGCTTACCGCTGGGTAAGATCGCAGGAAACTCGATTACTTCCCATTGGTCTGCTTTTGGTTCTGCTTGTGCTTTCATTAACTTTCCCGTCAGGTCTGCGACATTCCAGCGAGTCATCACCACTATTATTCTGCCGCCAGGTTGTAACCTCTGCCGAGGTCCAGATGTGTACCACTCATAAACCCTATCAAAACTGGCCATGTTCATTGCGTCCTGTTCTGAGTGTGGATCATCAATAATTAATAAGTCCGCTCCACGGCCCGTGATACTACCTCCAACACCCGCTGCATAATATTCGCCGCCCTGATCCGTTTCCCATTTGCCCGCGGCCTTAGAATCTTCTCTGAGTCGTGTATTAAATATTTTTTTAAAATCATCCTGCTCCATTAACGTTTTTGCTTTACGACCAAATCGCACTGCAAGTTCTGCGTTGTTTGTTGCTTGGATTATTTTTAGATCAGGTTTGTTACCGATCATCCATGCAGGTAGATAGTTAGATGCAAACTCAGACTTTGTATGTCTTGGTGCCATATTGATAATGAGTCGCTTGAGATCGCCTCGCGCAACGCGGTTAAACTTCTCAGCCATTATCTTATGATGTTCACCTTCTATAAAATCAGGCCACATGTGTTTTACAAAACTTAAAAAATCATCTTTGATCGCTTGTTCTTTTTTCTTTTCGTCAAGCAACAATAGTGTTTGCAAATATTCTTTGCGTGTGTCTTCAGGTAAGTTTTTTAATTGATCAGGAGTTAACATTCGAAAAAATTTTATAAAAAATTTTGCACCTTTTGTTTTTAAGTGTGAAAACGATTTTAGACCATATCTATTTGCAGATCAAGCATATAGTGCTGGCATTGGGACCCCTGTTATACAGAATCCGGGGTACGGGGGTGGGGTCGCAAGTCTGGCAGCAAATGCGCAAGGGTCCCCTATTACAGCGAGCGCGCAAGGGGCGCAGTTTAGAATGAGTCTAAGTAGCAAAGATAATTATAATAAGTGTTGACAGGTTTTTACAAATACTACAAACTTGTGGGATAATAATAGAAAGGATAATATATGGACGAACAATTAGTTAATCATCATAAGATTGTGCAAGACGCAGAGATTATGACAAAGGGAGAGTTCATTCAAGAACATGGAGAACAATACCTAGAATACTATGAGCAAGTACAAGCCAATGTACCAAGCCACCTCAGTAAGTTTCTTGAGGAGTGTAGTTCTTCTACATTCGAAGAACTTATGGGCTGGACAGATGAGTAAGTCAGCTCGATATTGTGTGACTTGTGGTAAGAAGTTTTACCCCAAGTCATACTACGCGTATCCAAGTGATGAGTATTGTTTCAACTCATTGACAGGGGAAACCACGAGACAGAGAGTACAGCCAATGCACAAGCACTTTCATTCACAAAGCTGTATGAAAGAGTGGCTTGCAAGATACTCTCGAGAGTTCTCAAATTTAGTTGACAATATATCACATAATATGATACAAGATAATAGCAACCAAGAGAAAGGATAATTTATGGAAGCTAATAAACTAAGACTAAACCAACAAAAGCGACAGCTACTTAAAAGAGAGTGGGCTTCGACTGTTTGGAATAAAACACCAATGGAAGTTGAGGATAATCTAAGACTTGCCATTGATAATTACAGAACAACAAAACAACAAACATGGGATAATGTAATCACCCCTATAATGGATAAGAAGTTTCCATTAGAGGACATGGATATATTAGCCAAGTACGATAGAGGACATAGTCATTACAGATCATTCACAGAAATAGATCAATGCTTTTATTTTAAGCCGACACATACTGATAGTAGCGAGGCTCAATACAAGTGGACTATTGATGATAATGAAATGTTAGCATTGTATCACTTTGAGTTGCAAGAGAAAGGACACCAAGCGACACTACAAGTTGAATATGATGAAACTAAAAGAGATGAAAACCCTCACTATCACGAAAAGACAAAAGCTATGCACGAAGATTTAGCAAAGGTATCAGCTAGTCTTGATCGTGGCTTGTGGGGTAAGTCTGGCTATAATCGTTGGAATAGAGATGATTATAGAGATGATATATCACATTTCAGTCGTATCGTACCCAATACAGGTGGTTGTCATTCTCGTACCATGATGTGTGAGGAACACCATTGGGAACAACTTAAAATGTATGCAAAAGCTCAAAGTTATTTGACTAACGCACATAGAGAGCTTTGGCAGACAAAATACGAGCTAGTCAAAGATATGAATAGTATCATTGACCAAGCTAAGTTCTTATCTGATGTCAAAGAGTATTGGCCAGATGTTCAAGAGTGTGTTTCTTTTGAGACAAGTGATATATCAAGAGAGCTATCTATTGTGTCTGATGATACAAAAGAAAGACTAAAACATTCACTTGCAGTTAGACAGACTGCAAGAGAACAGCAACCAAAAGAAGTTGAAGTTGTTGTGCCAACGCAAGGGTTTGCTCTGGTAAATTAATACTTCTAATACTTGGCATGGTAGTTATATCTGTAAGACCAAGTATAAACCGCTGTGCGGTGACAAGATAGACAGTAGCGTAGTAGGCTCAAGTATCTTGTCTTCGGATCGCGTCCCGGGCCCTGGCTTTAGTAATGCGTAATGGCATGAAAACCCAGGGCGCAAGGTCGCAAGGCCGCAAGCATTTTTTATTTGACAATGTGTCATGAATATGGGACATTATGATATTAATAAACAAAGAAAGGATACTTATGAAAAAATTTAAAGTAGCAATAATACCTGCTGGCGATGGTCCAGTATCATTACAGACAATTGAAGGTGAAGACGGTGTGTCATTCGAGACCATCTATCCGCTGATCAATGCTGACATGATAGAAATCGTTGAGGGTAAATGGAACGACGTCAAAGAAAATATAATCTTTGATTGCGATCTATACTGTGATGAAGAGGGCCGTCTAACTGGTAAACAGTACAACTGGCGTGCATCTCAACTGCGTTACAATAAATTAAAACCCGATGAACATAACCTTCTTCCTGGCTGGCGCGATCACTGCCATATCGTTGGCGACGTTGCCATGGTTGTGGAAGAAGATCCCGACCTGCAATGGGAGACAACCAATTGAACCGGTCCAGGTACAAAAGCAAGTTGCTGCGAGCTGAAGAGCTCGCGGCACGTGCTCCGCGGATCGTCGGCACTGTTAACGATTACTGGGTTCAAAGGCGCAAGCAGCGCGAGGCCGCAAGGCGCAAGCTCGCAAGCGCACAAGCAAAAAAACATTGACTTTATTTAAATAGTATGGGATAACATGATATTAATAATAGAAAGGATAATATATGGACGAAGTATACTACAATAGCACCAGCCGCGGGCGTATCCCCGTATCTGACATGTGCGACGAGCACGTGAGACGAGCGTTTAAAAAACTACTGCGCGAACAAGCTGACGTTACACCGCACGATTACGAGTGGAATAATATATACGTGAGAGTGAACGGCGGGATGGTTAGATATGAACGCGTCAAGTAGAAAGATAATCACTGGGGGGCTAAGCAAGCCCTCCAAGATGCCTGGCTATGCTTACAACTTACCGGCGACAGAATGCAAGGTAGGCGCAAAGCTTGCCAAGGTCCCTGGCTCTGTGTGTCATGGCTGCTATGCCCTGAAGGGCCGCTATCGTTTCCCAAATGTTAAAGAAGCAATGCACCGCCGGCTGGCAAGCATCCAGGACCCGCGATGGGTTGAGACTATGGCCGCGGACATTAACGCCAGGACCAGCAGGTGGTTCAGGTGGCATGACAGTGGCGACATTCAAACAATAGAACACTTACGAAAAATATTCGATGTATGCAGGCTAACACCTGACATCGCGCACTGGATACCCACACGGGAATCTGGGATCCTTTCTAAGATTGACCCGGCCGAGGTACCGGGCAATCTGACGATTAGATTGAGCGCAACAATGGTAGACGGCAGCGCGCCTAAGAGCTGGGCCCTGACAAGTACCGTTGTATCAACTGGGCGTACGTGTCCCGCACCTGATCAGAATAACGAGTGCAAGACGTGCCGCGCCTGCTGGGACCAGTCAATACCAAATATAGCATATGGCAAACACTAACCCGCTAATCGGGCGGACCTTTCCCTTGTCAAGGGAAAGGATCGAGCCTTTATACAAAAATAGGATACAAGCGGACCTGAGGCGCAAGCAAATGAAAGAGTACGGGCGCAAGCGCAAGCGTTCAAGCGCGCAAGGGCGCAAGGCAGTTTAGAATGATTCTAAGTCGCATAGTCAAGAAAGTTATCCACAGGATCCAGGTCACAAGAAAGGTTGACTTTGAACCTGATATATGGGATAAAGTGATAACAATTAACAGAAAGGATACTTATGACATTAAACTTAGTAAAAGGCGAATTCAGTACACTGGAAGATGCGCTTCGCAAACAGGTGCAAGTGCTGGAGGCGGAGGTTGCCATGCTGCAGGAGCACGGCAAAAAGATGCTGCTCATGGTAGCGGACCGCGACGGCAAGATTGCGGACCTGAGAGTCCTGGAGAAGGGCCATCGCGCATCTATCCGGGAATACAAGGAAGAAGTGGAGAAGCTCCAGGCAGACAAAGAGCTCAGGAGAGGCATCATGCAGGGGCAGAGCGAAGTCATAGACGACCTCAGGTCCCAGCTGGAGACGCCAATCAACTTCGACGACGACGAATAATTAACCGGGGCCCACGGGCCCCACTCCCCTATAAAGAGTCAGGCCACAAGCTCACAA